CGTCGCGAGTGAGGATGCCGTTGTTCACCATCGCGGCGTAGAAAGCAGCGCGCGCGGCGCTGTCAGCACGCAGCAACCCCTCGACGGAGAACTTCGGGTAGTAGCGCGCACGCTCGCCGGGCCGGAGCAGATCCTTGCTGATCGCCTGCTCGATCCGCTTCAGCCAAGGTGCCAGCGTGAACGTCAGGAACCCGATCATCTGCTGCTCGATGCCGGTGCCCCAACTGGTGGATTTCTCCGTGTGCCCCACCATCCATGGCGGCACGCGAAACCAGCGGCAGATGGCCTCGACCGAGTAGCCGCGCGACTCTAGCAACTGCGCGTCGGATGGCTTGATACCGATCGATTCAACCGAGCTGCCCCCTTCGAGCAGTGGCGTTTCGCCTCTCTCTACAGAGCCTTGAAGGTTCGCCTTAAACTCCGCGCGCTGCTTGGGGCTGAGGAACGCCGCCATCTTGTAGTAGACGGTCTGCAGCAAGCCAGACTTGAACGTCTGCGCGGCGGCCTTATCCGCCGCCATCGCGTTGCCGAACACCTTGGCGCCATACGCGATCACCGACACGCCGTTGACGCCGTCAAGCGTGAAGCCCGGGATCGTCCAGACGCGGGCCTCCGGAATCTCGCGCAGCGTACCGTTCGGGCGCGGATACGTGTACTTCTTACGCCCGGTGTTGAAGTCGCGCGTGCACACCAGCTTGTCGGGGTCGAGGTAAGCCAGACCGACGAGTTGGTCGCCGACATACAGCTTCTCGGCTCTGCCGGCGCCGCGCAGCAGCATTGCCGCCACCATCGCTTCCCAGAACACCGAAGCCGTGGAGTCGGCGTTCGGCTGGTCGTGGATGACGAAATGCAGCGGATGCTGGGGCGACACGCGCTTTCCGGCCGACGTGCGCTCATACATGGCCAGCGGCAGCGTCGCGATCGTCTCCGAGATCAGGCGCACGCAGCTCCAGACCGCGTCCAACTGCATCACGGCCTTGGGCGTGACCTCGACGCCCGCCTCGATCGCCGCGGTGCGGTTGTACAGCTCAGGGTCGGTCAGGGAAAACGACCGAACGAAGCCGTCGATGGCCGCGCGGACGCCGTGAGCGACGCGTGTGAGGTTGAATTTCATTATGCGTGGCCCGCCATAATGGGATTGCTCAGCCAGTCGTCCATGGAGCCCATCCCTTCAGGATTTAGCGACAGCAGCGCGACGGCGTTGAACAGTGCCATCAGCGGGTCGATCTTGGCCGTGCCGCTGGCCTGTTTCGTGATCAGGATGGCGTTACCGCGAGGCTCCACCTTGGCGTTGCCCACACACCAGTTCATCAGCGCGGAGCCACCGTGCCACAGCGTGCCCTCGGCCAGCTTGCGCTCCGTGGTCTTGATCGTGCCATTCAGCTTATAGCCCTGCGTGATGCCCACGATCATGTCCTCGCCTTTGGCGTTCTTTTCCGGTATGCCAGCAGCGGAGAGCGCATCGAGTACAGCGCCGATACCGCTAGGGTCTACGCCGATCTTGTCCAGCAAACCAGCGTCGTAGATCTTCAGCACGTCCTGCGCGAGCTGCTCGACGTCCTCGCCGATCTCGTCGACGAGCACCAGATCACCGGCGGCAGACAGGTCCAGCAGCTTCGCGGCCTCCGACTTGCGGCGCTCGAGCACGATCGGATGCGCCCAAGCCTTGCACCACGCGAGCCAGTCCCCGGTTTCCCGGCATCGGCCCACGGCGGCCAGCCCGAGCAAGTCGTCCAACCCACCGCCGTCCACGCCCACGTCGATCACTTCGCAGCTGCGCAGCAACGCAGGGAGGGTGCAGCGCTTCGGCGCGGCCTGCTTCTCCCACTGCTCGGCTCCGGCCCAGCTGTCAGACCGCAGCGCCAGGCCGATCTCGACGTTCAGATGCTGCGACGCCCAGGCGCGCAGTTCTTCCTCGCTTGTGCTTCGAGCGGTCTCGAATTCCTGCACCAGACGGTCGATCGTGATCGATCGGCCAGCGTTCGGCGTGACCATCGACCAATTCGCGGGGTCCTGCCACGCGTCCAGCCGCTTCTGCGTCGCCTCGGGGAACTCGTACAGCACAGGCAGCATGGCGCCCTGCTGGCGCCCGTCGCGAATCGCGCGCGCCTTCAGCAGCTCCGCACGAAACACACCGGCCGGCGCTTCCTCGCTCTGCGTGGTGATGAAGGCGAGGAACGCCTCGGGGTACGGCAGCATGCCGCCGCGCAACTGACGAATCGCGCTCGCGGCCTTGCTCATCTTGGCGACGACGTGCACCTCATCGATCAGCGCCGCTACCGGCTTCTGCCCGGTCAGCGCGGCGGGATCGAACGACATGATCTGCAGCTCGGCCTTCGTCTCCCGGTGGACGATCGTCTTCAGGTGCTCTCGCACGTGCAGCTTCTTTGCGAGCACGTCATCGAGCGCGATCGCTCCGGCCGCGGCATCGAACGCGAGTTGCGCGACGTCCTGCACGGGCGCGGTCATGATCAGCGAGGCGTTCGGCCGCTCGTTGAGCAGCAGCGCCGTCAGCATCAGCAACGCGCCGTTAGTCGTCTTGCTGTTCTTCTTCGGCACCAGCAAGAACAGTTCCCGGATGGCACGCTCGCGCGTCACCGGATCCAGCGAGCCGAAGAGCGCGCGCACGATATCGCGGAACCATTCGCCGCCGGCCTCGGCCAGCGTCGGCGTGCCCGGCACATCCGCCAGGCGCAGCTTGTTGAAGACCGCCACCGCGCGATCGCCGCGCGCGACGTCGATCGGCAGGTTCGGCACCAGCGAGCGGCCAGTCCGCAGACGGTCTTCCCAGTCCGGGCAGGATAGATCCCACGTCATTGCAATGCGGACGAGCCGGGCAACAGGTCTTGCCAGTCGGTACCGGCCTGCGCGCCGATCGCGTCAGCGCGCGCCTGCTCCTTCTTGCCCTTGGCGGCTGCCTTGGTCTTCGGCGCGCCAGCTTCATCAGCCGGCAGCGGCGTAGCAGCGGCGCGCGGCATGGGCATCGAGGTGTATGCCTTCTGCGCGGCCACGTTGCCCTTCTTCGCGGCGACGTGCATGGCCACCAGCACCTCGAGCCGCTTGGCATACGCGCCATGCGACAGCTCGGCCTCGAAGTGCTTTTCCAGCGTGTTGCGGGAAATGCCCAAGCCGATGGCGATTTCCTCGTGCGACATGCCTGCGCCAGCGGCAATAGCGACCTTCCGCCGCGTCGCCACGGTCGGTTTGTATGTCGGTCTCGCCATATTTCGAAATTTGCGCAATAACCCGGTCGGGCTGAAATTCCCGCCGGAGAAAAAAACCTCTGCGTGGGGGAACGGGCGGTCTAGGCCGAAAAGGTCACCTAGACTTTCGACCCACCCTCCCCATGCTGTCCTTTGTGCACGTATCGACGCATTTCTGTGCCGTCGTGGTGCGTAAACGGCCCATTCGTCAGGGCTCCGTGCCTGCCGTGACGGCTATGGCCACGGGCGGGTGTCCATTACCGAAGACGGACAGGCGGATGGGCACGCCCGCGAGGATGTTGGCGATGTCCTGCTCCGTGGGCTGGTACCACGACAGCCAGACGCCGTGCTCTCTGTCACGGTGAACAGGCAGGCCGATGCACTCACCGTGCACTGCGGGGTCCCAGTCCACAGGGGCGCCCAGCATGGCGTTGGTGTGGCGGGTCTTCAAAGGGGGCATCATGGCGCGGACTCTCGTGCTGAGTGAGCGGCTAGCCAGACCTTGCCGCTCAAGCCGTCAGGCTCGGTGTGTGCGACCCACTCTCGCTGCAACTCAGGTAGGCAAAGCGGGGACGGCTGGTACAGCCTCCACTTCCCCGACGGATAGTCGAGGACCAGACGTTCGCCTGAGGACGTAGTCATGGCGCGTTCTCCTGCCGCTGCTTGTCGCGGCTGTGGTGCGTCTGGCACAGCGTCTGCCAGTTCGACCTGTCCCAGAACAGCGACTCGTCGCCACGGTGCGGCACCACGTGGTCGACCACGTTGCCATAGGGCAGCGGGATACCGCGCGCCGCGCATTCCACGATCACGTCGGCCACTGCCATGGCGGCAATGCGCCGCTCGCGCAGGCAGTACACACAGAACGGGTGCTCACGCAGAAAGGCTGCGCGCGCCTTCTGCCAGCGGTAGTCGTACCCGCGCTGGCTGCTGGTCTGGGCGCTGGTGCGCCACGAACCCGGCTGCATGGTTGGCGTGCGAGGGCTGGCCTGCGCCACTCGGGCACCCAGCGTCGGCAGGCGCCCGCGCTTGGTCACGGCCAGAGCCCAAAGGCGTAGGACAGTGCTGCACCAGCGCACGCCATACCGAAGATGCCCCAGCCGACAGCGGCAGCCGAGATAGCCGTCCGGCCTCGCACCGGCTGAGGCTCGGGAACGGCAGGCCGCGCAAGGTTCGCCTCGATCTCCGCGACCGTGGCGTCCTTCGCTCGGCGCATCGCTTCAGCAATGGCGGCGGCATCGGCGCCGGGCGCCAGATTGATGTGCTGGACCACCTTGACAGCGCCGACGGGATCTTCATCAGCGAATGCCTCCGCCGGGTCGCCCGCCGTGACGGCGCTCGCCGGCACCAACCTGTACCCGGCGATCAGCGGCCGCGCATCGAAGCCTTCCACGCCATCAGCCCGCGGCAGATACGCGCACCGGACCACCACGGCCTCGTCGACCGCGCAGCGCAGCTCGAACCATTGCGTCGTCTTGGGCAAGCCCAGCGCGTCCTGCAGAGCCAGCACGAAGGGATTGCCCTGGGCAAACATGACTTTCGATGGCATGGGGGAAAGCCCTATATTTCGTAGCTGCAAATATTCCTTGCTCAGTCGAATATTCGTAGCTACAATTATCTACATGGACATCACCTTCGACCCTTCCAAAGACGCCAGCAACCAAGCCAAGCACGGCGTGTCGCTCGCGCTGGCCGCAATGCTCGACTGGCCGAACGTGATGGCGGGCGTTGATGACCGCCGCGACTACCGCGAAGTGCGCGAGATCGGTTTCGGCGTCATCGGTGATCGTCTCTACTGTGTGGTGTTCACCCAGCGCGGCGACGCAATGCACATCATCAGCCTGCGCAAGGCAAACAAACGTGAGGTGACCAACTATGTCCACCAAACCTAAAATCGTCATGCCGACGGACGAGGAAGACGCGGCAATCAACCGCGGTATCGCGGCCGACCCGGACACCTTCGAGGTGTCTGCCGAACAGATGCAGGCAATGCAGCCGCTGGGCAAGCGCGGTCGCGGTAGGCCCAAGCTGGCCAGCACGAAAGAATTGGTCAGCATCCGCTATGACGCGGACGTACTCGACGCATTCCGCGCGAGCGGCGACGGATGGCAGACCAAGATGAACGAAGCCCTGAAGGACTGGCTCCGGTCTCATCGTCCTTGAACCATAGGGTGTTGGCACCAGCCGGAAACGAAAAAGCCCGCGCGGCGCGAACCGTGCGGGCTTTGGGTGCAACTCTGCAATTTGGGAAAATTTTAGGGTCGCTGTCACACCCTGTCAAGCTGCACTTTCCGCGGGCTCGATCAGGCCCGTGCGCTCGAAGTAGGTCGCCAGCCGTCCGACTGCGACGCGCTCCAGTTCCACGAGTTGCGCCCGCACCTTCGGGTAGGCCCGTGCATAGGTCATGCGGCTTCCGCCGAAGGTGGTCTCCATGTCTCGGAAGCTGATGGCCAGCTTCTCGCCATCGGCGTACACCCGCGCGGTCAGCATGTCCAAGGCCAAGCCGGTCACGGTGGACAGCCGAGCGGGCAGCCAGCGAGAAAGCTGCTGGATCGCCTCGACGCGCTCGCGCGAATAGAAGAACCGCTTCCCCCGCGACTCGCCCTCACGGATGTCCTCGAACTCGACGGGAATGAACCGGGCGCGCACCGCCCATTGCTCCGGCGCCGGCAGTTTGGAATTCACGGCGGAGATCACCGCCGAGCACTGCGCGCGCACCTCGTCGCTAGACAGACCGCTGAAGTTGACAGTGCTTTCGCTCGGTGTGCCGCGCAACTGGTTGAGCCATGCTGCCTGGATGCCAGTCAGATGGTCCTGGCATTCCATCGCCTGTATAAGCGCCCTCCGGAACGGCGCCGGCTGCCGTGGCTCCAGCGACGCCACCATATAGGCCATCGACAATGCTTGCCGCGTATCCATGAAGACTGCTTCCATCACTTCTCCCCGTCATTGAAACTTTGGCAGCGCCGGCCGTGCTGGCGCCGTTTCCCGCCCGGCAGCAGCTTCGTGCATACCGTGTGCGTGGTGCGCATCAGCCGGGCGGACTTCTCGTAAATGCAGCCCTTGCAACTGCGCGCCTCGGTCTGTTCGTAGACTTCGGCCGGGTCGCGGAACATGTAGGCCGGAAGGGTCAATTCGGCACCTTTCCGGTCAACGCGTTGTACTTGACTGTAGCGGCGGTGTGCGGAGCATTGAGCGCGTCACGCACGTCCCGCAGCTCAGCCAGCAGGC